CTAACTGCAGTTGAGCCTGTGCAAGAGTGATCCTTTGGGCCGCAGAGAATACATTTGGGTCCGCTATGGGCAATATAGCGACCATATGGGTAAAATCATCTCTTTTTACACATCTAGACGCTCCGGGAACGTCATATGGGTATTCATCGGGCAGAAATTGCCCGAATCCTGCCGCTAACATCTCGAATTCTTGCGTCTGAGCGTAGTAAAGGCGCTTGTGTATGGCAGAGGTGACGATAGAGCCGCGCTCCAACAGCGCAAGCGTAGTGCCTACAGCGGCCTGTTGGTTAGAATCGCCAACTTGCATGTCTGCAGTGCTCGCAAGGCGCTTTCCGGCGTCTACGGTGAAACCTAGAAGCGTAAATAGCGTCTGAGAAGGTTCTTTATACGGTAAAGGCAACAAAGAAGACGACAATTCGGCGCCACCGGCGTCAATATCCCGCCATTCGCCCGGCTGAATGGGGTTATCGTCGTCAGCAATCCGTGCACCCTTCGCTTTGAAGCCCGCAGGAAGATTAGATAGCGTGCCTGCGTCAAGAAGTTGACGCAAAGCGGCCGTTGCAGTCTTACTTAGGCCACCAATCAGGTGAACAAAGCCCAAACCGTAAGCGCCGGGGCCTTCAATCAGCACATAATGCACAAAATACTCACGACGACGCTTTAATTCGTCATCTTCTAACCAATTTCTGCGTATTCCGACCACCTGACCGCTGTTTTCGTCAATAGTAACGACGTAAGGCAGCTTGATTTCGGTCTCGTTGTTCTTTTCATCGACATCTTCAAAGCCCATGAGGTCCAAATTGACTTGGAACTCGAGCAAGAAGATTTCTTCGGGCTCTCCGCTTTGAGTCAGGCCCGTAAGTTTGTCGACTGCATACCTAATTTGGTTGCCGCTAACGGGGCTTTGCTCTGGGTCGAGCACTACATCAAGGTATTCACCGGCAACAACACGCTTTCTGAACTCATTTGAATCCATTGCAATACGTTGGGTAATTCTTGGGCACTGAGAGATGACACTCGACCCGTTGTAAGGAATATAGAGGTCGTCAGGAAGAACCAAACGACTAACCATACGACCCAGTTGTTCATCATAATAAACCTTTTTAAATGCAGAGCCGCCGTATCCGACGTAAAACAATAACTGATCAAACTCCGGCGTGTATTCTTTCATCACCGACGTGATTTGGTAATTCATAAAGTCCTGCACGCGCGAAGCCTGTTGGACCTTGTCGATAGTTTCTTTGCCTAACGTCTCAGTACGGACAGGGCCGCCTGCGGGCATAAGCTCTTTAAACGCTTGCGCTTGAAACTGGACAACGGCTTCTGTAAGCATGGGGTGGACAGCGCCTGCAGCGCCACGGAACGGGCGTGTACGGTCCTCTATCTTCAGGCCTAGCAAATCCATTCCCTTGGAATACATCTGCTCCCAGTCCTGCCGTGAGGCCTTGTCTGCGTCGAATAAAGCCAGTAGGTCAGATGAAATAGAACCTAGCTCATCCTCATCAACTACTTCGGCTAGGTTGCTGTAGAACTCAACGTCGTCTTCCTCGTTAACTTCAATGACCGCGCTACCGTCATCCTCAAGTATGATTTCAATATCCGGCTCTTCTTCGCCCATCAGTTCAATGATGTCAGTTACTGGGGCCAGATTAACGACTTTATCTACAGGCATGACTTTGTCCTATTTGTATGTGCGGTTGTCATTGTACACGCGCTCTACTGATCCGCCACTCGCTTTTTTAGTTGGCTCAGGGGAAGATTGAGCAGGTTGTGCAACGGAAGCATTTGAAATACCTAGCGCCTCATCCTGTAACCTTACAGCGTCGTCGTAGTCCGTAACTACAGGAACATCCTTAGCGCCGCCAAAGTATTCAGGATCATGGACAAAGAATACTACATCCGGCTCGCCCTTACTGTATTTAGCAAACGCTTCCTTGTCCCAGTTAGGCGGTGCAAATTCATCGTTCCAGAGCAAGCGTGCTACCGGACGGAATCCGGCGGGCTCATAAATTTCTGGCAAGAATGTGTCAAAAGCGTCTAGCTTAGTGCCGCCTGCTTGTGCTGCAGCTTGCAGCATCGCAAAACTTCCGCCCTTAGGCTCATTGGGTGATGCGAATACAGCGACTATGTCACCGTCCGGTTTAATGGCAAAGCCACTGCCTGCTTCAGTTCGGAAGAGGTTGTAGCCAGAAAGGTCTTCTGCGCTCTTTATCTCTACCTGAGCACCAAGCCTATTCCCTGCCATAGCATTGGTCATTTCTACGTTATAGGCAGGGGCATTAGCCGCTGCCTCTACTTGTCGAATAACCGGTAGGTTAAGGCCTGCGCTTTGGTATTGGGTCAGGGCACTACTGTCTGGAGAGAAACTTAAAAGCCCATCTCCTCCATATCCCTCGACAGCTCCTCTCTGGTAAGGTCCGGATGCTTCTTGAGCACGTCCTCCATTATCGACTCCCTGAACCACTCTTGTTGCGGCTGTTGTTCGGTTTTGATCGGCTCGGAAGGAGCGGAGGAACTGTCGTCTTCGTTCAGAAAGGGTGTCCCCACCCGTGTAAGCCCTAACATCGCCTGATCTAAGGCTGCCGTCGGGGTTAGCGTTTTCGAATTGTCTTGCGGCATCGTCTAATTTCCCTCTGTTGACTTCTGGTCTTTCATACCAAGTAACGGCTTGTTTTACTTTAAACCCTTTAGGTACTATACCGTTTTTTGGTTTTTTAATAAAGGACTCAAACTCTTTTTGTCTTTCTGGGGTCATTCTTACTACATTTCCATCAGAAAGAGGGTATTCAACTACTGGGCCGTTGATTGCTTGTCGATAAGTCATGCCAGAAGAGAAAGTGCCGGGCTTTCCTTCCGTAACACCAAACCCAATAGGTGATCCGCTTCTAACTGATTGCAAAGTACTGTGCGATACGCCTTGGTTTCCTTCAATCAACCACGTTTCCCAGTGCATACGACCAAGGCTACCATCTTGTGGACGACCTATCATCTCATAGGCTTTTTTGGCTGAGTCCCTAAGGCCATTTTCTAACATTTCGGTGACCATCAACCCCCGTGGTCCACCTAAAATTTTGCTTAGTCCGCCTTTGTTACTGCCGATGCCATCATAGATGTTTTTACCTTCATAGCGCCCATCATCCCACAAATGCCTAGATTGAATGCGATCCATAACCAGCAGGTCATCTTTACCTGAAACCAGTCCAATAAACGACACAACCTTGTTATCAATGCCCGGCTTATTCGTCAGCTCAAAGAATTTACGACGGAATTGTGGGCCGGATACTCTAGGGTCAGCTAAGTCGTTGTGCAAAGTTTTTAGTACTGATTGACCACTGGGCGACTTTGCACTCAATGCCTTGAGCAAAGTTCCTGCCGCATTAGCGTTCATCGTTACCTGCTTGGCAGGAGAACCCTTTGGCAACCTTTTTGAAACCATTTGCTTCCAAGAAACAAGGTCTGCATCCGTAAATTCACCATTAACCGACTTAGCAATGTAGGGCTCGGCCTTTGACACAAGATCAAGGAACGCCGCTTCTTGCTGCGCGGGACCCGCACCACGGGACAAAATGCCCCAAAGGAACATGCGGCCGGTGAGATCAGGAGTAGCGACTCTAGAGTTGTATAAATTCTTTATCTCGTTAACGTACCTAAAGCCCTCGTCCACCGTCGCTTTTAGCTGTGGTGTCAGCTTATCTAGTTTGGCCGCTAACGCTGAAGGAGTCTGGTTATAGCTAATAGCCTGAGAAGGGGGTGCAGGCAGATAGTCCCCACCAAAAGCCTGTGCTTCTGCGGTTAGCCAGTTATTTGCAGAAGCTAACGCATTAGGATTGGTTCGCACCACTGCGTCTATTTTTCCGAGAACTACGTCTTTGTTCTGTGGAGTGAAACTTTGAACAACCGGCATGACTGCTTTTTCGCCGGTGCCTGCTGTGAGAAGGATAGGCGGAAGTGCGTGGCCCTTGGCGTCAGGGATTATTTCCACAGGCGGTACTGTGACCGTTGCCGTCAGATTATCTAACAGTTTACGAGAGTCTGTTTGAACAACGTCCCCTGCAGGGAGTAGTTCTCCCTCTAATTTGTCTAAGTTCTCAAGTGGAAGAGGGATAGCATCCACGTCGTCCAACATCTTGCCTGATTCGCTTTGATCCGAGATTCCTAGAACCGTGCCCTCCGGCTCGCCCTCTGGGAGAGGTCCGTCGTCAATAGGGGGCTCGTCGCCCGTTATTCGGCGCACGTTACGGCCGTCTAGCGTATCTAAAATACCCCTAGCCGACATGTCGCCAGTTACCGCCCCCGCAAGCTGCGCGGCTAACGAATCAGGGAACTGTGTGGCAGCTACCTGCGCGCCGCCTTCTCCGGCAAGGTACGCCATTGCCTCTCTGTAGGCTGCGGGACCCGCCGCAAGAGCTTTCTGTAGTCTTGCAAAAGGGAGTATTTGAGTAGCCATGTAGGCGGGGTTTAGCGGGCTTACGTCATCCGCGCCAACGCTTGCCTTTATGTTCTCACCCACAGGAACAAACGGCTTAGTCTCTATGCCCATTTTGTTCGCGACGGCCTTTGTACCCATCTGGGCTAAGTCACCAAGGCCCACGGTCATGTCCGTAGCGGCTGCAACAACGGGCTGCGTAACCTGAGACATTGC